CCGCCCTCATATTTAGTAAAATATAATAATCATTACACATCATTTTCCACAGCGCTTGCTGAAAATTAGTCGCATCTGGACTGACCTAGTAGCTTTTTTTAAGCGAAAAGCCGGTAGACTAAATAAGAACCAGGAGAAGTATGAAACGTAGAACTAATATATACCAATTAATCATAGAAACAGATAATGTAAAAAGAGCAATACTAAATGCTTCGAAGGGGAAAAAGGACAGAAAAGCAGTAAAGGATATATACAACAATATAGACTATTATACGGCAGAACTTCAAAGCATATTAAAAAAACAATCGTATGTTGCAAGTCCATATATAGAAATGTATATTTTAGATGGAACTAGGAAAAAAGAAAGAATTATTTACAAACCAAAGTTCTATCCGGATCAATGTATTCATTGGGCACTTATGCAACAAATCGAACCTCTTATAATGAGGGGAATGTATGAGTTTTGTTGCGCTTCTGTAAAAAACAGAGGAATACATCATGCATCAAGACATATAAAAAAGATTTTAGTAAGAGATAGAAAAAATACAAAGTATTGTTTGAAATTAGATGTTAAAAAATTCTACCCAAGTATTGATAAAGAAATTTTGAAAAGAAAATTTATGCGAATCATTAAAGAAAGAGAAACATTAGAATTAATAGATATAATAATTGATAGTTCAAAGGAAGGATTACCTATCCGGTAATTATACCTCACAATGGTTTGCAAATTTTTATCTGCAGAATTTAGATCATTATATTAAGGAAGAATTGAAAGCACCTTATTATATTCGATACATGGATGATATGCTAATATTTCATAGAAATAAAAAAGAATTACATAAAATAAAAGATAAAGTAGAAGAATACCTAAAAAATGAACATTTAAGATTAAAAGAAAATTGGACTTTATTTAAAGTAGATAGTAGGCCAATAGATTTTATAGGATATAGATTTTATAGAGGTCATACAACATTAAGAAGTTCAAATTTTTTAAGAATAAAAAGAAGAATCAAAAAAATATACAAAAAAGGAACAATAAACTATACTGATGCAAGTAGTGTTCTAAGTTATTACGGATGGATAAAACATTGTGACTCAAATAAATTTAATGAAAAATATGTAAGGCCATATATAAGCCTAAAAAAATGTAAAGGAGTGGTTAGAAATGAGACAAAGAACTTACAGCGATATAAGACCAGAAAAAGGTTACGATATAGAAAACGTTGAGAACGGAAAATGTACCGTTCTTTTTTTTGACGATATACAGGAAGAGAGTCAAGAAATTCCTAATGTAGAAAATGAAGAAACTACAACAAAAACAATGTATAGTTATGATTTATATTCATTAGTAGTTACTTATAGAGAAAATCTTGCTGAAGAAATTGAAAGAAATCTTGAAAATTGGTTAATAAAGGCCAAAGAAGAAGATTACAATGAGGTAGCAGCAGAAATAAGAAATAAAAGAGATGAATTACTTGCTTCTACAGACTGGACTCAAATGGCAGATACAGCATTACCGAAAGCAAAACAAAATGCTTACAAAGTATATAGACAAGCATTGAGAGATGTACCAGAGCAACCAGGATTTCCTTATGATGTAGAATTCCCTGTATTAGAACAGGCAGGTGAGTAATATGACTAAAGTCACAAATGATACAATAATTACTGCTATTTCAAAAGAAAATACAGGAATAAGAACAGGAATAATAGAAAATACCAAAATAGGAATGGTATTATTAGTAGATGAACAAAATGAAGACGAGCCTATCCAACAATTGCAATTCAATTCCAAAGATGATTTAGAACATTTTATGGAAAAATTGAATGAATTAAAAAAACAAATGGAAGTAGGTGATTAGTCTATGCCTATGGATGAAAAGTATATTCAAATGATTGTAGAAAATACACAAAGTGCTAAATCAGCACATCATAGAATCGATATGCTTGAAAAGATGCTAGGGGAAATACGAACAGATGTAAAAAATACAAATCAAATAGCTATATCTGTGGAAAAACTAGCAACTGAAATGAAAGCAATGCGAGAAGATGAACAAAAAATGGATACAAGATTAAAAGAATTAGAAGATAAACCAACAAAAAATTGGGACAAAGTAATATCAACAATAATTGGAACAGTTGTAGGAGCAATAGCTGGAGCTGCAGTTGGATTAATATTAAAATAGAAAGGAGGAAAAAGCCATGACTATTGAATTATTAGTTTATGCAGTTACTGTATTATTCACATACTTTGCTGGTAAAATTTCAAAACATTTTGGTTGGAATTATACCCTACCTATTACAATACAAAATATAATAATTATAGCAATTGCATCAGCGATTGGATGTTTAATACATATTCAAGACTTAGATGCAAATAGCATTATAAGTGCAGTAGTTACTGCTGTAGGTGGTGTTGGAACTGCCGTAGTAGCTTATGATGCAAAAAATCAATAATAACCGGAAAAAAATTCCGGCATTATAAAAATACAGGAAGAAAAATAAATACTCTTCCTGTATTAATTTTTTATAAGGAGGTAATCACAATGGAAGAGAACAAAGAAGAAATTAAAATAACTGAAGAGATGGACAAAGAATTATCAAATGGTAAAGAGGAGGGTGAAGAATAATGGGAACAATGTCAAGTTTAGCACAGGGTGCTTATATTGCTCATTCTAATAACTATCAAAAAGGAAGAAATGGAAATAGAATTTGTAAATTTACACCACATATCATGGCTGGTGTATTAACAGGAAAACAATGTGCAGTAAATATTTTTCAAAATCCAAATAGAATTGCATCAGCAAACTATTGTATAGGAAATGATGGAGATATAGTATGTAATGTTTATGAAGAAGACAGAGCATACACTTCAAGTTCAAGATCAAATGATAATCAAGCTATTACTGTTGAAGTTTCTAATAGTGAATATGGAGGCGACTGGCCAATATCTGAAGCTGCATGGAATTCATTAGTAAAATTAGCAGTTGATGTTTGTAGAAGATATGGATTTAGATTAGAATATGACGGAACTCCAAATGGAAGTTTAACAAGACATAATATGTTCGCAAATACATCTTGTCCAGGTAAATATCTACAAAGCAGATTCCAAGAACTTGCTGATACTGTAAATGCACAATTAGATGGTGGAAGCACACCAACACCAGCACCAACTCCAAGTGGAAGTAAATCAAATGAAGAGCTTGCAAATGAGGTTATTGCTGGAAAATGGGGAAATGGAGATGACAGAAAGAATAGATTAACTGCAGCAGGATATGACTATTCTGCAGTACAAAGCATTGTTAATAGAAAATTAAGTGGTGGATCTTCTACTCCAAAACCAACATTAAAATCAAATGAAACAATAGCTGATGAAGTAATAGCAGGAGCTTGGGGAAATGGAACAGATCGTAAAAACAGACTAACATCTGCAGGTTATAATTATTCAGCTATACAAGATATAGTAAATAGAAAATTATTAGGAACATCATCTAATACAAATTCAAATAGAAAATCAAATGAAGAACTTGCTAATGAAGTTATAAGAGGCGACTGGGGTAATGGCCAAGATAGAAAAAATAGATTAACCGCTGCAGGTTATGATTATAGTGCAATACAAAGTATAGTTAATAGAAAATTAAGTTAAAATAACAATTTTTATAAAATTTATAACAAAAAACATAGAAAAGTTTACAAAAATGATACAAAATGTAACAAAAATTCAAAAAATGTTAAGTAGGGGAGCTAATACTCTCCTACTTTAATTCTTTAATTTTATTCTGCAGATCCAATAAAATATTAAATGCTTGTTGGAATGTGGTATTGTTCATATCAAGTCCATCAATTTTATTCAAAATTTTTTTAATTTCGACATTTTTCATATAATCCCCAATATTTGAATTTGGTAAATTATCTATGACTTTATACTTTATTTTCATTTTATTTAGTAGTATGATATATTTGTCTAACTGAGATACTGGGAAACCACATTTGAAAATACAGGGTCCCAAATCCGTTATTTTCAAGCCCAGTTTCTCATTGATAAATTTTGCATCTTCATTTAGAATGTTATAGAAAATACCAACCCTAAATAAATAAATGCAAGATGCATCTTCTTTTTTTAATTGTTCATATTGTTTTAGCAATTTACTCATGCTTTTTATCATCCTTCCCTTTCTTTTTCTTCTTTTTAGGATCCTTTTTTATTTCGATTAATTCTCCAATTTCACAATCAAATAAATTGCACATTTTTTCTACTGTTTCAAAACGAATAGCTTTTGTATCATTATTCATCAAGCGACTTAAAGATTGATACCCTCCTTCCATATTTTTTACAAACCAATATTTAGATTTTTTATTTTTCTTCAGTAATTCATTAATTCTAAAATAAAGCATTATTATCACCTCCCTGTTATGCTTTATATTTATTTTAGAATAAACTTTTGAAAAATTTAACTATTCGCCATAGTAACTACAATTAAATACACTTATAAACATAATACCTATTTTACAATATAGTTATTTTCTGCTATAATGTATAAAAAGAATAGCGAAAGCAGGTATTAATATGGAAAGAAAAAAACACTTAGAAACCATAAAAATGGTCAAAAAATTTATTGCAGAAAAAGATTTTGAAGGTTTAAAAAAATATATTGAATTAAGAGAACAAGAAATTTTGAAAAAAACAGATGAAGATGAATCAAGTGACTATATGGACAAATTGGTAAATCAATTGAAATAATGATAGAATTTAATAGTAAAACATAGTAAATTATAGTATTTTATGGTGAAAAATGTCGTATTTTGTCGAATAATGGAAGCAAGTAAAATCAAGGGAAACAAAAGAAAATACCTATAGTCTAGTATAGTTAAAATATTTTACATAATATGGTATAATATAATAAGAGATATCTCCAATAACGTACGAATAGGAGGAAAAAAGATGAGTAATGAAAAAAAACAAAAAATTTTACACATTATAGGGGAAAATCTTAATTTTTGTGATACAATATTAATGAGAGTATTTAAGAACTATACTATAAGGGTATATAGAATAGGATTAAATGATGCATTTTATTGGAATAATAAAAAACATGGGAAAAAATAAAAAAATGAAAATCAATGAAAGCGAGTTGTAACAAAGAGATGGAAGAAAAAAAGAAGAAAAAGACCGTTGCTCTATTTTCATTACGGTTGTAAAGTAAATCAGTATGAAACAAATGCTATGATAAATGAATTTCAAAAACAGGGGTATGAGGTAGTATCAGCAGAAAACACTGCTGATATTTATGTAATAAATACCTGCACGGTAACTAATATTGCAGATAAAAAATCTAGGCAGACAATTCGCAAAGCAAAAGAAAAAAATCCGAAGGCTATTGTAGTGGCTGTTGGTTGCTATGCTCAAGTGGCAAAAGAAGAACTTTCAAATAT